CAGCCTCACCATCACAAATATGCCAACCATCCGGAGCGGTTGTTCCACTCCACATCACAATCACACCACGTGGTACAATTTTAGGTATGGGAGTTACTGGTTTAAAGCCGCTCCATTCAAACTGAACAACACCAGTTCCAAACCTGGCATTTCTACTCACATAAATATCTTCGTAAATCTGACCAGCTGCCGTTACTGTGCGTTTTATTTCTTCAATAACTATATAAGCCTCTTTTGTACCGCCAACAAATGGGATTACCTCACCATTTATTACAATAATCCCGGCACTCACATTATTCCCGGTCTCAACACATCCGCTTAAAATATAATTATCACCAGCCATCAGGGCAACATTACTCATCATCATTGTCATTTGCTGCATAAACTCAAGGCTTTCGGTTGACAGCGGAAACTTCTGATATTTTGAAAAATCGACCTTATTCATCTTTATTTGGTTTAATTGAAAACAATACTATACCGTTTACCTGCTAGCTTATAATAATTTACAAGAGATATTATTTGTGATTGTAATGGGCTGAATTCTGCCGGCACTTTTACCGTAAAATCAGTGCCTTCATCATTAGTTAGATGTTCAGAAACTATGATAACCGTCTCAAGCAAAAGCGGTTTATTTTGTGCCTCGTTATACACAAATGTCCAGTCATTTCTGCCGGTATCCTCAATCATTATCCGCCTATTGGTAATATCAAACGAATCGTTAAGCATAGCACGCAAATAACACACTTGTCCATTGTGTTGCAGCTTGTATAAATTATCTGTCCTGTTAGCTAAAAATCGATCATTAAGAGTATAGATAGACTGAATCATTGCTCTGAACAAAACAAAGTTCACCGCAACTCTCAGTTGTATTGGCAGCAACAACAATACAAGCCTATCCCAATTAGTCCGAAATAGTCGCATATGGTATCGCATTAAGGGTTAAATCAGTGTCGTTATAAACTCTCATATAGCCTGCTGTTGGTGTTGCTTTTGCCTGAACCTGAGTACCGTCTATAACGGCAATATGAAGTTCTGGGATCACAACTCCAGGAACATTCTGCAACCTATCTACAAGTGCCGAATTTCTATACTCCCCGTTAAATGGTAAATTCTGAATGAAATTTTCAATAGCATCTTTCACTGGGTTTCCTCCATTGGCCAATGAGCTTAACGAAGCGTTCAAAACCATCGGATCGTAATAGATATCAATCGTAGCCTTAAATGAATTAGCTGCCTTATTAATCAGATCAATTTTAACACCAGCATCCTTCACCTCCTTGAGGAAAGCAACCAAGGCCGATTCCTGTTCTGCTGTTAATTTATCTCGTTCTCCGTTCGCTTCGCCGGCAACTTTTATAACAATCCGTCCAGCTACTTCAACAGCAGCGGCATATTTCACAACCCTTTCTGACTCAATTTGCTCATCAGTAACATCAGTATTGTCATACACATCACTATCAGTCACCAAGGCACGACCATACTGAAAACTAAGTGTTTTATTAACGTACCATTTCAGCCGGTGAGGTTTCGACGAATCTATCAACGATCTTACTTCAGTTCTATGTGTATCGAATAAAACCTCTAGTGACCAAATGGCAACCGATACCACGTAAAACAGAATACTCTCAAGGCTTACTTTCGAGAACTGATCATCAAAGCTCTTTGTTCGGTCAAGCCCATACAGGCTTATAACCGTTTCATTAGCGATGAAATAACCCGTCATTTCTTTCTTAATATCAGCAATACTCCGCGCCATTTTTTTACCTTTTTACTTTTGCCTTTTCACTTTTCACTGTACCACAAAATCAACCTCCAACGCCCAATAATCAATACCTTCATTAATCAGCTCCGATATGGTTGTAGCATCTGTCGAAGGTTTAAGTCCATGAGTTTTATAATACTCATGCACCGGTTTATTAATCGTTTCTGGTAGTTCAATGCTTGTTCCAGGAACCAACACATCAGTAATTGAAAGTCCGTTTAGTTCTGCAATATCAAATACGGCCTCTATTGACCCGCATTCCTGTATTACAAGATCAAACAACGACTGTGCCTCTAAAACAACGATTTCAGCCATTTCAGTAACTTGAGTAAAAATGGAAACACAACACTTCTTTTGATAACCAACAGGTAAACACCACCAACAGCCAGAATGCCGAACATTATTTTACCAGCTCTAATCTCTATTACCTGTAACTTTGTTAGCTTATTAACTTCCACCGGAACGGCTACCTTAATGGGTATCTCCTTATAAATAAAGCTGTCTTTTGCAGCTATGTAAATCGTATCATGTACGGTCTTAACCTTATAATGAAACTGGCCGGTTTTTCCGGTCACTGAGCCTGTCGAAGTGAAATCGAAGCCGCTTTTTACGCCTTTGCTTTTCGCTTCATTAAGCTGTTTAAGTATCACCTGTTTTGCCGAGTCACACTCAAACAAGGCTAACATGCTCAGACTATCATCACTAACCTTCACCGGAACCAGGCGTTCAACGATCCGTTCTTTATAATTGATCGGAACTTGGCTAACCGTAGTCTTTACTGCTTTACATCCTGCAATCGCAACCAACGACATCACTAAAATTCTAATAAATGCTTTCATTTTGTATCTTCATTTAAGTTTACTCCAGTATTTTCCTCCACACGTTTTTCAAGGAATCCCTTCAGTATGCCGAATATTCGGCCTCCAGTCAGTGTATCCATATTTTCACTTGCACTCCACGCATAGAAACCACTGATAAGCCATGCCGCTATATTGTAACTAGCTGCAATTTCTTGTTTCATCTCCTTATCCATTGCGTACAGTAAGGCTACCAATACAGTCGCTCCAATCGCACGGGCAACAGCGGTAAAGAACTTTGTCATACTGAACCGCTCATTTTTCTTTAAAACCGATGCCAGGATACCTGTAACCAAATCAAAAGCCAATGCCGCCCACATCACATGAACAGCACCCTGTATCTCAGCAAAATATCCGATCACGGCAAAAAACAAACCGCACAAAGCGTTGTAAAAATGATTGTATAGCCAGTCTATCATGATAAAGTCTGATTGATTCCTATTGATCTTAACCACGCCTGTACGTCAAAGCTGGGACAGGCCTTACCCTTATCAAAGTAGTTATGTCCTACGATCTTCACATCAGAGAACTTTCGGTGAAATGCCAGGATATCTCTCTTCATCGATTCAAGCTGAGCCAACGATCTGCTGTCGAATGGCCGTTTGTTATCAGCGGTCATGCCACCTGCATAAACAATGTGTTTGCAAATGCTATTTTTACCGGCAACCCCGTTTGTCACTTCCCAGGAATCTACATTCCCGTCATCGTTATTGCTTACCAGTCGCTCAACACCTCCGTTGATATGGTACAGGTCTGTATAACCAACCTGACTCCAGCCTCTACCTTCCGGAGGGGGCGAAGTATGCCACCGTCGTATTTCTTCCGAACTTACTTCACGTCCTGCCGGTGTGGCCGTACAATGAATAACCAGGTACTCTAACTTTTTCATAGCTCAATTTCAAATTGTGTTAAATCATCACCAACGGTCACTTTTGCAGTGGTCATACCGTCCGATTTTAATTCTTTAGTCAGTTCATTTACAAATTGCTGCCGTTTTACTGTTGTTTTCAAATAACTATCTATGCCAAAACCAAGCGTAGGATATTCTTTAAACTCTCCTTTTTTGGCTTCAATAATCATCCGGCAGCGTTGGTAGTCAATATTGCCAACAACAAGCCCCGAAGCTATTAGCCCATTTGTTAACCGTACCGGTTCAATCTTCAGGCTATAATCATCATTCAGCAATATTCCGTTCATTTTATTAACTAATAGTTCCGGTTCCTTGTCCTGTCGTTTTTCCTGTTTGGGCGGTGGCAGTTCCAGTTGTACTAAGCGTTATTCCGCTATCTACTGTCACTTTACCACTCTTTACAAAAGCATCAAAAGCATCAGCTAATTCCGAAGCTACTTTTTTGCGCAGTTCAGCTGGGTCTTTAATCCCTATAGCTTCCGGAGATACTCCGTTTAATATCGACTCCAGTGTCGTTTTTAGCTGTGTTTTATCTAGCGACATAGTTCTGTATTTAGCATCAAACAAGTATTTTTTTCAATCTGTTTTTTATCGACTCAAGTGTTTCAACGTTTGGACTTGTACCGACAACGACAATAATTTTCTGAACTTCTGCAATTAAATCCGTCAATACGTTCTGTAGGTTTTCATCCGATCGGTTAAGCTTCAACCCTTCAGCACCAATAGTCATCTCCAGTGTTCCAATTTTAACCTTAACCTTTGCAACCTCAGAGCATCGTATCACTACGGCCTCTGTTTTCATATTCTCTATAATTGCTACAAGCACCGCCGATCCTTCTGCCGGATAAACAGTAAAGCAACTCTCCAGCTCATCATCAATAGCATTAAGCCTAACATCGAAAAGAGTGGGCGAATCTTCACGTTCAACAGAACAAGTCAATTCTCCAACTTCTATAGCAGTTCCCGAAAGTATTTGCTTCACCTGCATTTTACTTGCAACCTTCTTTACCGCCAGTTCTATTGCCTGCTCCAGTTCACCCATCTCTATTCTACTTTAAACCCACTTTAAAAACCCACACAATGAAATATCATTTTAAAATCAATTCATTACTTATCTTAAAGCACAACGCGCTCAAATCGCCTGTTTTTACCACAAATCTCAACTG